ACTTGAACAAGGCGCAGCAAAAGTCGACGACTGGCTTATAGTCGCAACAAGCTCAGAAGGTACTGTTCGTAATGGACCTGGCGACACAATCAAAATGGAATTAATGGACATACTGAAAGGAACGTATGTCAATCCGCATGTTTCCATTTGGTGGTATAAACTTGACGACATTAAGGAACTCAATAATCCGAGTATGTGGGTTAAAGCGAACCCAAATCTTGGATCTACAGTAACATATGAGACCTATCAGATCGAACTTGAAAGAGCTGAGAAGAACCCAGCAGTTCGAAACGATATTTTAGCCAAGCGCTTTGGCATTCCTTGCGAAGGTTATACTTACTTCTTTACTTATGATGAAACCAAAGTACATAGAAGAAAGTATTTCGATGGAATGTCTTGTGCTATGGGTGCCGACCTCTCTCTTGGTGATGACTTCTGTGCATTTACTTTTCTGTTTCCGATTCCTGGGCAGGGCTTTGGCGTAAAGTGTAGAAGCTATATTACATCTTATACTTATCAGAAGCTGTCAAGATCTCTTCGAAATGAGTATGAGAAGTTCATTAGAGAAGGTAGTCTTGTCATTATGGAGCCTGCTGTTCTGGATATTGGTGAGGTTTACGAAGACCTATATAAGTTTATAGGTGACCATCATTACAATGTTCAGTGCTTAGGTTACGATCCCTATAATGCAATGGTGTTCATCAATCGTTGGGAAATCGACTATGGACCTTATGGAATTGAGAAGGTTCCTCAAGGTGTAAAGACTGAGTCTGTTCCTCTTGGCGAACTAAAGATTTTAGCTGAAAGACGCCAATTGTTCTTTGATGAACAAATCATGATGTTCTGTATGGGTAACTGTGTTGCACGAGAAGATACTAATGGAAACCGTAAGCTTTTAAAGAAGCATCGTGAAGAAAAGATCGATAACGTTGCTGCTTTATTAGATGCTTACGTTGCGTACAAAGTGAATAAGGATATGTTTGAATAATTTTTATTAAAAGTGAGGATAATTAATATGTATAATTACAACGATGATTACGTTATTCTCTTTGACGAAGACGGCCAGCCTTATATTGCGCATGCTAGCGTGAGAGAAATGGCTGGCAAAGCTGGCGCTGCTATTAGAAATGTTGCTAGTCGAGCGGGTAGCGCTTTAAAGGGCATGCAGCGTCCTGGGCATAAATATTATGCACGTCTTGATGACCCTAAGCGTCCTGGCAAGTATCTTTACTTTTATTCTAAGGAAGAACTTGACAGATATAATGCAGCTCGTACTGGTGCTGCTCAGTCTCAGCGTACTATTAAGGATCTTGAAAAAGCATATAAGGCTAATCCTACCAAAGAAAATGCTGCACGTTTGATGCGAGCTCGTTCTGGTGCGTCTGCTGACCAGCAGAGATATAAAGATGCAGAATCTTCTGCCAGAAATAACTATAATAATTCGCTTCGTGGTCGTATCGACAATGCTACAGATCGGCTTGAAGAAACTGCTAATAGGCTTAAAGGAAATGCTAGTAATGCCGTTTCTAATGCTAAGAGCAATTTTGAGCGCATGCGTGATGATCTTAAGAAGCGTGCAGGCGTTGGTGCTCGCGCTTCTTATGAAAAAGAGCAGAAAGAGTCTGATGAAGCGAATGCTCGTTATGATCGTATTCTTCAGGGATTCCGTGATGCCCATGCTCGTGGCGATAAGGAAAGCGAAGAGCGTCTTGGCAGAACTTTAAGGCTGTATGATCAGACTCGTGAACGTGAAGAGCGTGAAGCTCGTGAAGCTAAGAATGCTTATGATAGTTCTTGGGCTGGCAAAGCAAATAATATGATCAACAACGCTCGTAATGCTATCAATGGCACTAAAGATAAAGCAACTGCTGCTCTTAAGGATGTACGTGATAAAGCTGGCAACTATAAGAATATGTCTGTTGATCAGATTAAGAAGATGAATGAGAGCCTTAAGTCTGCCCTTGGCAACACTAGCGAATATATTAAGTCGGGTAGGGAAGCAATCCAGAATACGACTGGCGTTGGACTTCGTGATACTACGAATACCCTTATGCAGAAATTGAGCGATGCTGACCAGACCAGAGATAAAGTTCTGCAGGCTCATAGTGCTGCTGTCGAAGCCGGTGATACTGAGAAAGCTGCTGAACTTCAGAGATCCTTTAAGCTTATTGACGACTATGTTAGTGATCTTAGAAAAGCAACTGAAAAGACTAAGTCTAATTATACGTCGTCTATTGCTGGTAAAGTTAATAGTATCAGCTATGACGCCGCCGAGAAATTAATGCAAAAATTTAATGAAGGTAAAACTCTTACCAAACAGGAAATGAGTCAGCTGTTTGCTTTCTTTGGAAACTTCATGGGCGGCAATAAGTAATAAATACTATCGAATACTATCGAATACTTAGTCCGGAGGTGATTCCAAACGCCCTCATTAGGTGAGAGAATTGTAAAGGCTTGGAACGCCTTTAGAAACAAAGATCCCACTCCGAAGCGGGACATTCCAGAATATAGCTTTAGTTCATATTATAGACCGGATCGCCGAAGACCAAGCATTGGAAGCGAACGGTCTATTATTATGCCTCTTTTGAACCGTATAGCCGTAGATGCAGCATCGGTAGACCTTAGGCATGTGATCTTGGATAAGAATGATCGGTATAAAGAAGACGTTCATGATGAACTGAATCTGATTCTTACAAAAGAAGCTAATATCGATCAATCGGCTCGTGCTTTTCGTCAAGACATCTATGCTTCTATGCTTGATGAAGGCTACGTAGCCGTATGCCCGGTTATAGCCGAGGTTAACTATGACACTTATAATGTTAAGAAAATTAAAACGGCTCGTGTCGGCAAGATCATAACTTGGTATCCAAAAGATATAGATGTTGAACTCTATAATGATGATACTGGTGAGAAACAAGTAATTAGGATGCCTAAGAAGTTCTGTGTCATTCTTCAGAATCCTTTTTATGAGATCATGAATGCACCTAACTCTCTTATGATGCGACTTCGTAAAAAGCTTGCTCAACTTGACAAACTTGATGACAAGGTTGCCTCAGGAAAGCTTGATATGATCATTCAGCTTCCTTATTCAACACGCCATGAGACGAACCGAGAAAGGGCAGAATCCAGACGACACGATCTGGAAGTTCAGTTGAATAATTCTCGATATGGAATTGGCTATATCGACGCCTCAGAGAAGGTCATTCAGCTTGGAAAGCCTCTTGACAACAATCTTCAGGCTCAAATCGAAACTCTTAATAAACAGCTTTATGATCAGATTGGCATTGCGCCTGAGATCTTAAACAATACTGCGAATGAAGAGGCACAGCAAAGCTATATTACCAAAATTATCGAACCTGTCGTCAGCACAGCTGTTGATGGCATGAATCGATCTTGGATTTCAGATACTGCATATACACAGGGTCATAGAGTTATGGCATTTTATGATGCATTTAGAGTGGTGCCACCGAGTAAGATCGCAGATCTTGGCGATAAGCTTCTGCGAAATCAGATTCTTACGCCTAATGAAATGCGTGGAATTCTTGGCTTTAAACCTTCTCAGCAAGAAAATGCCGATATGCTCTTTAACCCGAATATGCCGGCTGAAATGCAGATGGACCCGACAACCGGCGAACCTATTCCTACAGATATGACCGGTTATGAGGAGCCAACAATGAATGAAGAGCTTCCTCCTGATGTTCCGGAAGCGGAAGATACACAATACTAAGCGGAGGGAAAATCAAAATGGAAGTTAATCATAGCAATGTACAGGAGGCCAATAAAGATGGCAAAACGTATTCCTGAAAAGTATAAGGATTGCGACTTTTGCGGCTGGGCTACTCGAAACGACATTCGCTGTAGTGATGGTCGCACGATTCGTAAAGATGCCTTTGCGCACCAGGATGGTGCAAGGGTCCCTCTTGTTTGGGGACACAATCACGAAAGCCCTGAGATGGTCTTAGGTCATGGTTACCTGGAGAATCATCCCGAGGGCGTTTTTATTTATGGATATTTCAATGACAGTGATCTCGCTAAGTCTGCAAAAGAAGACGTAAGGCATGGCGATATCACTTCTCTTTCTATTTGGGCGAATCAGCTCAAACAGAAAGCTGGCGATGTTCTTCATGGATCTATCAAAGAAGTTAGCCTTGTTCTTGCTGGAGCTAATCTTGGTGCCCAGATTACGAATCCGATTGTTGCCCATGGCGAAGACACTGAAGAGCTTATGGACGAAGCATTCATTACATTTGGCGATGAATATAGCGGAATCATTAAGCATGAGGACTTTGATAGTGAATTTATGACAGATGAAAATGAAATGCATTCCGAGTCTGACGAGCCTTATGTGTTTGCCGACGAGGAAAATACTACGATAAGGAGTCTTTCTCATATGGATGACGATATTCAGGAAATCCTTAATGGAATGACCGATGAGCAGCTGGATGCTGTGTCGTATCTGGTTGGTCGTACTTCTGATTCGATGCTTGCCCATGGCGATGACGATGAGGATGCTACTGTTCAGGATGTGCTGGACGGCATGACCGATACTCAGATTAAGGTTGTTTCTTATCTCGTAAGTCAGGCGGCTGCTGACGGTCTTGACGAAAACGACAGCGATGATTTTGAACATTCTGATGATTTTGAAGGAGAAGATTATATGAACTTCAATGCTTTTGATAGTGGTATGACCGCTGCTCCCGCAAACTATATTTCTCACAGCGATCAGGCTAATATTCTTGACGTTGCCAAAAAGTATGGCAAACTTAGCGATGCTCTGTCTGCCTATGCTGAAGAGCACAGCGATTATCTTTCTCATGACGACCTTGCTCCCGTGAGCGGCTTTGGTTCTTATGAGGTTAATGGTAATCCTGCACCTATTGATCAGCTCTTCCCTGAGTTCCATAACATGCGTCCTGGTGCTCCTGAGCTCGTTACCGACGACCAGGGCTGGGTCAGTGCTGTTCTGAATGGCATTAACAAAATCCCTTACAATCGTATTCGTACGAACTATGTTGACATCCGTGGCGTTGATGAGCTTCGTGCCAAGGGCTATGTAAAGGGTAAACAGAAGGCCCTCGTTGGCGCTTACGAGAAGGTTATTCGTGAGACTACTCCTCAGACCATTTATGTCCGCAGCACTCTGAACCAGGACGATATTGAGGATATCACTGATTTCAGCTACGTCGACTTCCAGTACAAGATTGACCGTATGCAGCTGAATACCGAGATCGCCCGCGCTATTCTGATTGGCGATGGCCGTGCTATTAATAGCGCCGACAAGATCAAGGAAGACAAGGTTCGTCCGATTTGGACTGATGACGACGTTTACACCATTCACAAGGTTCTGACTCTGCCTGCTGATGCAAACGGCACTAACACTGCTGCAAACTTTGGTAACGGCTTCCGTTATGCTGAGGCTGTTGAGGAGCTGCTTCTCGATGCTAAGATCGATTATCGTGGCTCTGGCAATCTCTCCATGTTCTGCACTCAGCAGTTCTGGAATAAGATGCAGCTTGCCCGTGACCTGAATGGCCGTCGCATTTATAGCACCAAGAACGAGCTGATGACTGCACTTGATGTGAGCGCTGTCCATACGGTTCCTGAGTTCCAGAATAAGACTCGTACCGTGAATGGCCACACCTACCGTCTGCTGGCTATCGTTGGCAATATGAAGGACTACACCTTTGGTTCTGTGAAGAACGGTGAGATTACTCATCGTACTCAGTTCGACATTGACTTCAACCAGCAGAAGTCTCTGCTCGAAACTCGTGGCTGCGGTGCTTCTACCAAGCTTTATTCCTTCATCGTTATCGAAGAGGAAGTTGGCGGCAATAACGCTGAGCCTGATAATCCGTAATTAAAATCAAAATGGAAGGGAAGTGATTAGTTGGGAAGATATTACGGAAAAGTTGGCTTCTTAAAAGATGAAATTGAATCAGAAACAAGACCGAGTCGCTTTGAGCCAGAAATGGAAGAGCGGTATTATTCTGGCAATTTACTCAAAAATTATGCAAGTCAGCAAAGCGTAGAGAAGTTAGTTGATGATGTAACGATCAATGACGACCTTTCCATTGTTGCCGATCCATATGCCTTAAATCACTTCTCTTCAATTAAATATGTAGAACTTTTCGGAACTCTATGGGAGGCAAAGTCTATCTCCGTCGAGTATCCGAGACTTAGAATCTCTTTTGGAGGTGTTTACAATGGACCAACACCAAGCAATCCTTAACCGAAGAGATCAATTCGATGAGGAATTGCGAGAGATTCAGAAAGCATGTTTAGGATATCACAATACTTATTTTGGTCCGATTGAAGGGACGAGACTTAAATATGATTGTGTGATTTATAAGATGACTTCGATGGACGAAAACAAAGCCAACAATAAGACTTATGTAAACCGGCCTGTTTATGACGTTACGGTTATAAGTCGAAACCCTGAGACGTCTGTACCTTGGGCTATTCAGAATCATTTTGAACGTTGTAGTCCTGGAAAATTCTTTGTGACAGAAAATTTATATCATTTTCCCTTCACTATTACTTATTAATAGGAGGAAATACCTATGGCAGCACTTGTTTGGGATGCTATTGGCGAAAGACTTTATGAAACCGGTACTAAGAAGGGCGTTCTGTATCCCCAGGTTAATGGCGCTTATCCTACTGGCGTTGCTTGGAATGGCCTGACTGCTGTTACCGAGTCTCCTGATGGCGCTGAACCTACTGATCTGTGGGCTGACGACATTAAGTATCTCTCTATTCGTTCGGTTGAGAACTATAAGGGAACGATCGAGGCTTATACTTTCCCTGATGAGTTTGCTGAGTGCGATGGCTCTGCAACTCTAATGGCTGGCGTTACGATTGGTCAGCAGCCTCGCAAACCGTTTGGCTTTAGCTGGGTAACGACGGTTGGCAATGACACTGAGTATGATGACTTTGGTTACAAGATTCATCTTGTTTGGAATGCGACTGCTTCTCCCTCTGAGAAGAGCTATCAGACGATCAATGACTCTCCTGAGGCTATTACCTTTAGTTGGGAAATTGATACTACTCCGACTAATGTGACTGGCCATAAGCCCACGGCTCATATGGAGATCGATTCCACGAAGTTTACTGCTACTGAGCTTAAGGCTAAGCTGAAGGCTTTGGAAGATGTTCTTTGGGGTGTTGATGCAAACGCAGGCCATGGTAACGTTGGCGATGACGACTATGTTGCTCCGACTGCAGCTATTACGCCGCATCTGCCCACGCCTGATGACATTGTTTACATTCTTGAGCATGGCCAGGAGCGTGGCGCGTAATTTCGCATAAAACTTATAAAAAGAGGGTAATCAGTTCGGCTGGCCCTCTTTTTTTTATTAAAAACATGAGGAGGATATTTTAGCAATGCTTAAAAAAGTTATTAAATTTGAGGATTTTGATGGTACTCAGGCAACGGTTGATGCTTATTTCAACCTTACTAAAACTGAATGTGTAGACTTAAACCTTCAATTTGAGGACGAGGGTGGACTAATCGGTTATCTGAAGAAACTTATGAACAATAAGACTCCTGATGGACAGATTCGTCAGAAACCTGCTGTAGACTTTGTTAGAAAGATTGTCGAAATGGCTTATGGTGTACGTCCTAAAGATGATCCCTCGCTTTTTTTGAAGGAAGATGACAATGGGCGTAAGTATTCTCAGCGCTTTAAACAGTCTGCTGCTTATGATTCTCTTGTTTATGCGCTGCTTTCTGGCGATGAACCTCTTGATGAGTTTGTATCTGGTATTATGCCTGAAATGAGCGAGGAACAGAAGAAAGAAGCTGAGAAGATGATGAAAGCTGAGGGCCTTGGCGACATCATTAATATGCCTGTTCAGGGATAAACTTTATGCCACTTACAGTTACCTTTCCCGGAAAGGAGCTGTATGATCAGCAATCCGGGAAGTTTATTACGACTAAGGAAACAACAGTTACTCTGGAACATAGTTTAATCAGCGTATCAAAATGGGAATCAAAATGGAAGCGAAGCTATTTCATTAAAGAGCCCATGACTTTGGAACAGAGTATCGATTACATAGCCTGTATGTGTCTTACGAAAAATATTGATCCTAAAATATTTCGGACTATGAGTCGTGAGATAGCAAAACAGATTTCTGATTATATTGCAGATCCTATGACTGCAACAACTATTAAGAAAAGAAACCAAAGACCATCCAGAGAGATACTTACTAGTGAAGTGATCTACTACTGGATGGTTAACTTTGGTATACCTTTTGATCCGTGTCAAAAATGGCACTTAAATCGGTTGCTTACTTTAATAGAAGTAGCAGCTGCAAAAGAGTCTGGCGAACAGAAAATGCCAAGACGAGAAATGCTTCAGCAAAGAGCATTACTTAATGCCCAAAGACGGGCTAAATATAATACTAAAGGATAAATAAGGAGGCTATCATGATTCGTTGCACAGTTAAAGGCGACTTTAAGAAAACCTATAATTTTCTTAATCGCATACGAACTTTGAATTTTGATAGCCTTCTTCAAAAATATGGAGAAGAAGGCGTTGAAGCTCTAGCATCTGTAACGCCTATTAGAACAGGAAAAACTGCTGCCTCCTGGGGATATCACATAGAAAAAGCTCCAGGAAAAATTAGTGTTATTTGGACAAACTCTAACATGGCTGATCATATACCTATTGTTGTGATCTTAGAGTATGGTCATGGTACCGCAAATGGCGGTTACGTCGAAGGACGACATTTCATTTCGCCTGCCATTAGGCCGGTTTTTGACAAAATTGCAGATGCGGCCTGGAAGGAGGTCTTTGAAAAGAAATGAACTATAATAATATAAATTCGACAACCATAGATGAACGCGTCGTAGAAATGCGCATCGACAACTCTAAATTTGAAGATGGCGCAAAGAAAACAATCGGAATTCTTGAAAAATTAGAAAAAGCACTTCACTTGCATGCCGATACTGATGAAATTGATAAACTTAACCGTTCTATGGGAAACTTTGATGTTTCTCCCATGGCAAATGGTCTTGATAGTCTTCAATCACATTTCTCAGCGCTAGAAATAGCTGGCATGCGAGTGATCTCCAACTTAACTGACAGCGTCTATAATTTTGCGACTAGAACTGCTAAAAGTCTGACTATTGACCAGCTATCAGCTGGCTGGAGTAAGTATGAAAAGATGACTGACTCTGTTCAGACGATTGTAGCAGCAACGAGAGATCAGATTGGTAAAATTAATGAACTTACCGGCGAAGTCATTTTTACAGACCAGGCTGATCAAATGGCAAAGATCAATGCCCAGCTTGATAAGATGCTTTGGTATACTGATGAAACATCTTATAACTTTACTGACATGGTTGATAATGTTGGTAAATTCTTATCTGCTGGTGTTGGATTAGATGACGCTGTTACTGCAATGATGGGTATTGCATCGTGGGGTGCTTCAGCTGGTGCGAAGCCCGTTGCTGTTTCACGTGCAATGTATAACATTTCTCAAGCTATGGGCCAGGGCCAAATGCAACTTATGGACTGGCGTTCTATTGAGAATGCCAATATGGCAACCCTTGAATTTAAGAGAAATGTTCTTAGCGTTGCAAAAGAAATGGGCATTCTTGACGAAGTTATGAATAGCCTTGATCCTGACCAACGAGGCTATACAATCAAGATTGATACCGGCCGTTTGAAAGAGCTTGAGGATGGTTTAACCCATATTGAAAAATTTTCTGAGGAAGAACAAGAAGGTCTTATCACGGCGTTGAATTTCCGTGAAGGGCTTAAAGATAAATGGTTTACTAAAGATCTGATGACTGAGGTCTTTAGGCGCTATGGTATTTTTGCTGAAGGTCTTTATGAAGCAACACAAGGAACTGCACTAGAAGCAACTAATGTCCTTGAATTATTAGATGAGTATCGTGAATCAATTCATGATGCAAACCGACAGGTTGATTGGGAAGGTTGGTCTAAAGAAGCTGGAACAACTGTTCAAGAACTTCAGGACCTTATCAAAGCGCTTGATGAAATAGGGCTTGAATATTCTGAAAATGGCTTCAGAATGGCTCAGGAAGCAAAAACCTTTACTGATGCTATTGAAGCTACGAAGGACGCTGTTTCATCAAAATGGATGAAAACATTCCAATACATCTTCGGTGATTTTCTCGAATCTAAGAAATTTTGGACAGATGTAACTGAAGAACTGTATGACACATTTGCTGCTGCAGGTGACACTCGTAATGAAATTTTAGAGGCCTGGAAATATGAAGGCGGCGGACGTGAAGCATTATTTGGTAAATGGACCGAGGAAATTGATGGTGAAATTCAAGAGTTTCAAGGCGCTTTTTGGAATTTATTAGATGCAATTCATTCCGTAACACAACCAATTCATGATGCTCTTGCCGAAGTCTTTGGATGGGATACAAGTGAGTCCATTCGAGAAACAGGCAATGCATTAGCTGATTTTACATGGCGTGTACAGGCCTTTACAGAAAAATTAATATTATCTGAAGATGCGCAACAAACTTTACATGATTTCTTTAAAGGCATATTTACAGTGCTAAAGTTTGGCTTGAAGATCGCTGGGACAGCAATCAGAATTGGTAGCAAGTTATTTGCTTTTGGAAAAGATGTTATCGACTACTTGTTATCGATAGGCCAAGGACCGATTAATAAAATATCTGAATTTATTGGCTTCATTTCAGAAATTGTCAGTGCTGTTTTAGATGGAGCTAGCATTGAAGGCATTCTTGACTCTTTAGGAGAAGGATTTAACTTTTTACTTGCTCCTTTAGCTATTTTAGTCGATATTGGCGATTCAATAATTGAATTCTTTACTAAAATTTTTAATAAAATAGGCGAATTCATTAGCTTTGATCGGATAATTTCTGGATTAACATCAACGTTGCAAGTCTTTGGAATGGCTATTGCCGGAATCATTGGTGCGCCTCTCTATGCTGCATTTACTATTCTTTCTAATATATTTACGTCTATTAAAGATGGCGCGTCAACTATATACAATTTGGCTAAGTCTTCAACTGTTGTTCAAAATGTCATAAGTTCTATACAGACTAAGCTCAGGAATTTCTATAATCTTGTAACACGCTTAGGCAACTATATTTCCGAAGGATTTAAGAGTGGTGGCTTTATGCAAGCCATGCAAACATTCTGGACTGGTCTGAAAATAGAAATAAGGACTTCGTTGCCTATACTATATGGCATTCTTTCTAACATTTTTGGTTTATTTACTAGTGGGTGGAGCGTTATTTCAAACGCATTTACCATGATTACTAGTGGCTTTAATACTGAGGCATTGCAAGGTTTCTTTGATGGAACTTTAAGTTTCTTCCAAGCTTTGCCTGAGTTTCTTGGAAAAGGCGTTAAAGGTATTGGCGGAATATTTGCAGTTGTATTAGCTGGAATTACTCAGGTAGTAACCGGTGTTCTTAATAGTCTTAAAGGCGCCAAAATTGATACTGATAAAATTGCAGAAAGTTTCGGCCATTTATATGAAACTATTAGCTTTATTTTTAATGGCATATTTGGAGATCCTGCCGAACTTAAAGCTCGTGTAACAAATTTTGTACTTGAAACATGGAGTGGATTTAAGGACGCAGTATCTCAGATCTCAATTATGGATGCCTTTAAAGCTTTTCGTGCTGCAACATTGCTAGCATTGGTCACTAAAATTGCTAGTGTACTTGGCAGTATCAAGCGCATCAGTGACGAGACGGCAAGTATTCCAGAGGCTATTGCAGGTGCGATAGGTAGAGGCGGTAGAGTCTTTGATGACATTGGTAGAAGCTTTAAAGCAAATACTATGATTAAGATTGCAACGTCTCTTGTAATGGTGGCTATGGCTTTATGGGGACTATCTAAAATTCCTGAAGATAAGCTTACGCATGCTGCTGGTGTTGCTTCATTAGTTATGATTATTATGGCTATTGTAGCAAATTCTTTAAATAAAAATAAAGCATTTCAAAATGTTGATATTAAGCAATTTAGAGTTTTTGATACAGTTGGTAGTGCATTAATTGGTCTTGGCGTTGCAATAGCCGCCTTTGCAATTGCTATTATTAAATTGGAAAAGATTGCATCTAGTAACAACTTTTGGCCTGCCGTAATTTCTGTTATAGCGTTTATTGGTTCATTAGTTTTAATGGCTGGCCTATTTGCTGCATATTTTACTAAATCGGTTATGAACTGGGAACGGCTTAGAGCTGTTGGCATGATCATGTCTAAACTAGGTAAAACATTATTAGCATTATCTATATCCATTGGCCTTTTGATTATGCCAGTTCTTGCTTTTACTGCAGCTGCAGCATTTCTTCAAAGTACAAATA